GGGATCAATCTTCTGAGCGACAGCCGCCGCGTATGGTATTCGCCGGACGGCACGGCGACGGACTACAAGCTGCCGGAAGCGGCGCAGAGCGTGATCGTGCGCGACCGCGTGACCGGGCAGGAACAGCTTTCCGGCTATACGCTATCCACGGACGGCAAGACGGTATCATTTGATACCGCGCCCGCTGCGGGAACGGACACGCTGGAAATTGAATATAAGATCACCGCGCCGCAGGGCGGATATGACGTGCGCAAGATGCGGTTTGCCGAGCTGTACAACGGCGGCAACGACAACCGCGTGTTTCTCTACGGCGACGGCACAAACACGGCGATCTACTCCGGCATCAATGACAAGGGCGAATCCGACCCCAGCTATTTCCCGGCGCTGAATACCATCAGCATCGGGGACGCGAACACGCCGATCACGCAGATGATCCGGCACTTTTCGCGTCTGCTGGTGTTCAAGACGAACAGCACATACAGCATCTATTACGGGCAGTTGTCCGACGATTCCGGAAGGTTGATCCCGGCGTTCTACCAAAACCCTGTCAACAAGGCCGTCGGCAACGCCGCGCCCGGGCAGGTGTGTTTGGTGGACAACAACCCGATCACGCTGTTCGAGGGCGCCGCGTATCAGTGGCGCAACACGGGCGGGTACAGCTCCAACCTGACGATTGACGAGCGGCAGGCGAAACGAATCAGCGACCGGCTCTGGCGCGAGTTCGGCGCGATGGATCTGGAACACGCCGTATGCTTCGACGACAACGAACGAAAAGAATGGTACTGTCTCGCGGGCAACCGCGCGGCGGTTTACAACTACGGACTGGACGTCTGGTATATTTACGACAATTTCCACGTCCGGCATATGCTGACGCACGGCGGCAGGCTTTACGGAACCATCGGCAGCCGATGGGTCGAGGTCACGGGCAGCGCGAGAAGCGACGACGGCGTGAAAATCGACGCGCGATGGGCGAGCGGTTATATGTCCTTTGACGTGGACTATAAGCGCAAATACTCCTCCATGCTGTGGATCGCCATGGAGCCGATGGTGAACGGTGAGGTCAACGTGACCATCGAGACCGACCGCAAGGCGGAGTACACCAAAAAGGTCGTGGCGCGCAACCGCGCGAGCTTTGAGCGCATGAACTTCAATAAATTCAGCTTCAAAACGAGCAGCCGCCCGTATGTGACGCGGCTGAAAATCAAGGCGAAGAAATATACCTATTACCGGCTGATTCTGACGAATGATTCCGCAGAAAGCTCCTGCGCGCTGACGGCGGCAGATTTCCGCGTCCGGTACACGGGATATGTGAGGTGACAATATGAGTTTTCAGATGATGAATGACGATGTGGAGATCATTTCCAAGCTGGGGGATGAACCCAACGAGGATGACGGTCTGGATGCCGCCGGTCTGAAAGCAAAATTTGACGAGGCCGCGACGCTCCTGAAAGCGGCGCACAACGCGTTGGTCGGAGCGTTGAACGCCGTCAACGCTGCGGAAAGCGTCGGTTTCGGCAGCGACGACATTGACGGGGAAAACGTCAAAGACGCCATGGAGAATCTGCGGACGTATCTGCTTGAACAGATGCAGGACGTTTCACAGGGCAGCGTTGCAGATGGCAGCATCACTACGGATAAACTGCATGGCGACGCCGTGACCGGGGAGAAGGTGGCGGCTGAAACGCTGCGCACGGACGTCTCCGGCGCGAGCGCAATGACGCTTCTTTCCACGGAGTCTACGAGCGCGGTGAACAATCTGAGGCTGCACTATGTCAAGGCGCTTGGCATTGTGTTTGTAGACGGGGAGATTGAGGTCGTCCCGTCCGCTGCCGGCAGACAGGTCTCCGTGTTTGGCTTTACATCCTATGAGCCTGTTTTCAGCGGAACGAACTGCTATTCCGTGTTCACGACGGACAGCAATGATCTGTCGTGGGTATCAGTTGGACGGCAGAGCGACACGGTAAAGCTGTTTGTCGCTGCGAAGGGCATTGTATCCGCAGAGATCGGAGAGACGAGACTCATTACCGTGAACGGCTGGTATTTCTGTGAGGGGGCGTGAGCATGGCAGAGAGATACTACATTAAGCAAGGCGATGCTTATGCGATCCCTATCTCCATCACAGTGAACAATGAGCGCATCACAGCATCGAATCTTGACATGATCGACAAGGTGGAGTTTATGGTTGGAGATACCGTCCGCAAAGTCTATCCAGATGACGTTGCGTTCGACAATGCGAACAGCATCTTCGCAGTTCCCGTAACGCAAGAGGAAACCTTTTCGATGGAGGACGGCGATACGATCAGCATTGACGTTCGCGTAGCGTTTGCCAACTCTGACGATGTTATTGGTACACGAACGATGAAGAAAGCAAAAATCGTTGACGCATTGAGCGAGGCGGTGATCTGATGGCAGATACAATCAACTTTGAAATCACAACTTCACAGCCGGAAGTTGCTGCTACGCTTGAGGATCTCCGCTATCTCGTCTTTCAGGGCATGAAGGGCGATCAGGGCGATCAGGGTGCGCCTGGCGTGCCTGGCGCGGACGGAGCAGACGGCGCCGACGGTCTGAACGGCGTTTCTCCCACCGTCGCAATCACCAACATCACGGGCGGTCACCGTGTGACGATCACCGACGAGGAGCATCCGACAGGGCAGAGCTTTGCGGTGATGAATGGTTCCGGCATCCCTGATGACGTAAAGACCGCTCTTCTCAATTGCTTTGAAAACGTGGCGTGGATTAACGACCAAGGGCAGACCTACTATGATGCGCTGTATGCGGCTCTGTATCCCCCTGTGGATGTGCTTTCCATCTCGGCTGTGTTTACACAGGGCGAAGCGGTCATTTACGACACGGATTCGCTCGACACGCTGAAGCAGTATCTCACGGTCACGGCAACCTATGATGATACTTCCACGGGTGTGGTCACGAACTACACGCTCTCCGGCACACTGGCGGTCGGCACTAGCACGATCACGGTTCTGTATGGTGGTAAGACTACTACGTTTATCGTTACTGTCACTGAATCTGCACTTCCTTCCAGTTATCAGAAGGTCGAATATATTCAAAGCACAGGAACGCAATACATTTTGTTTAATAGCATTTTGTCTGGGGACAGCGAAACAAGAACACAGTATTCCTTTGATATTGAGTTTGCTTTTGACTCTTGGAAATCTTCCTATGCGACAAATATTTTCGCTGGTTTTTCTACGGACTCTGGTTCGTGGCTTGGCTATCTCAACGGAGTGCTAGCAATAGGTATCGGCGGCTCAAGCGGTCAGTATTTTGGAGATTTGGACACCAGTAAACACAGTTATCAATTCTATTATGATAGTGGTGTTTGCAATGTTGTTCGTGATGATGAAACAACTATTTCCAGAGCGCTCAGCGTCCAAAATGAAACTGCACCGTTCTCATTGTTTACAGCTGCGGCAACAGGAGCGCAAAATACAAAATTCGCAGCTATCGGCAAAATTTATTCGTGTACAGTTTATACTGGCGAAACGGAAACGCTTAATCTTATTCCGTGCTACAGAAAAGCTGATAACGTCATCGGAATGTATGACACAGTTACGGAAACATTTTTCACAAACAGTGGAACTGGAACGTTCTCGAAAGGAAGTGACGTTTAATGATTTACGATATTAGCGGAACTCCTTTGACCGCCGAAGGCTTGACCGCCGAAGATTGGAAAATCAACGGCGTTCTGAACGCTGATTGCGTCACGAAACAGCTTTGCAAAATGCCGTGGAGAACGACAAACAGCGGAATGCCGAATGCGAAAACCGGCACGATCTCAAGCGGTACGACAACGGTTGGAATGCCGTACAGCTCCGCGTCTGTTGAGGACGGATATATTGGAATCAGCATCAGCTTGTACACGTTCATGTCTGCTGTGAACAATCCGCGCTCGGTTCTATACACGGAACGCTCGAAAGGTTATACGGGGTATGCCTATTACGGAACGGTCTGCACTTCTCTTGTCTGCGCGGCGTGGGGTTTGCCTTGCTTGGTTACCACGGTTGCATTTCCGAAGTGCGACTTCATCAAAGAAGTGCAGTTTTCGGAGATGGAACTCGGTGACATGATTCTTAGCTTGGGAGCAGCTCACGCCATGATGATTTCTGGCATCACGCGCAACAGTGACGGAACAATTGCAACAGTGCAGACTTCCGAATCGAAGTACACGCATTGCGTTGCGAATTCGTACCAGACTTATTCCGATTTTGTTTCCTCTCATGGTGGATATAAGGCTTACAGATATGACAAAATCGACTTTGCGAAATCTTATACGCCTTTCCCGACATTTCCGCTGAATGACGAGGTTGCAACAGAAATCGTCTACCCCGACATCATGACAAAATTCGGGGACAAGGTAACGCGCAAAAAAGGAACTGATATTGTCATTAACGTTTTGGATTCTACAGGTTACGATTCAATCAAAGTCTATAAAGACGGTGCTTTGATTGATACCAAAACCACGATTGCGGATTTCACAATTTCCGCGCCGGACGTTGGATCATATGAGGTTAGAATGACCGGAACGGGGAAATCTTCAAGCACGTTCTTTGATATTGTGGATTGTACAATTTCTGTTACCGGAAATACGCTAACATTTACAACAACTTATAATGCGCTTGCGGTTGGCGGATTTCCAACTTACACAGTTGACGCGAACGGAAACGCAACGAGTTGGAACAATCCGAAGCGAGTGCATCTTGTGACAAACGAGGAAAACGTAAACAGAACGGTTGACATTACCGAAATGAGAAACGACTCCGACTGCAACGGCGGTGTGCGCGTGTATGTCAAGGGCATTTATGGTTCTGTCTCGTTTGAACACAAGTATTCATAAAGGAGGACACACCATGACCGAAACCGAAGCCAATTATATTGACGCACTTGTTGATGCGGCATTCAGTGAGATCGAAAAGGAAAAGGCAAAAAACGGCGGCGTAATCCCGATGGTTGACGACCCTGTTGGAGAGTGGGTTGATCTTATGAAAGCTATTCTTTGAGAGGTGATTACATGATTGCAAAACCCCCGATCAACGTGCTCCTCGCGCATCCGACGAATATGTGGAACCGATACGGTCTGCCCTATGACTATATCGTCCTGCATTACGTCGGCGCAGTGAGCACGGCAAAGAACAACGCCGAGTATCTCCACCGCGATCCACATCTCGGATGGTCTGCCCACTTCTTCGTGGACGAGCATGAGATTTGGCAGAGCGTGGACTTCGGTCACTCCGCCGGTCACTGCGGTGTGGACTATTCTGGCGGCAAAGCACCGTTCTGGCACAGGAGCGCAGACGGCATTGATACCACGAACCGCCGATCCATCGGCATCGAAATGTGTTGCAAGAAGGACGCCAAGGGCAATTGGTACATCGAACCCGAAACCGTCACCAGAACCGTGGCGCTCGTCAAGTGGCTCATGCAGGAGTTCAATATCCCCGTCGAGCACGTCGTGCGGCATTACGACGTGTGTTGGAAAACCTGCCCGGAGCCGTGGGTAAGAGATCCGGCGCAGTGGAACAGCTTCAAAAAGAGACTTCAGGAGGAGGAGATCGACATGACGGTTGAAGACGTCAGAAAAATCGTCCGCGAGGAAATGGAAAAGATCGTCTACGGCGACATCAAAACCGTGCCGGACTATTGGGAGGGCAGCATCGAGAAGCTGCTCAAGCTCAAGGTGGTTGACGGCGGCACGCCTGCCGAGCAGAACGATCACGACGTGAACATGAACCGCGTCGAGGCGAAGATGTCCGCGATTCTGGTGAGAACCATCGACAAGGTGTTCCCCGGCAAGATCGAGGAGAAAATCAAAGAGATTCAGGAGGGCGGCTGATATGGATGCACCGACGAGAGCGCAGGAGATCCGGGCGGTTTTGTCCACGATTTTCGGCGCGATTACCATTCTGATCGGATGGACGGGATGGCTGTTCATCCTCTGGGGCGTCGTGATGTTCATTGACTGGCGGCTCGGCGTGATGCGGGCGAAGATCCACAACGAGTACAGCAGCGACATTGCCCGAGAGGGCAGATGGCACAAGCTGTCATCGTTCTACGTCGTGCTCGTCGCCGGCTGCCTTGACCTGATGATTCAGCTCGGCGCGGAAATGCAGCTCGGTATTGAACTGCCATGGAAGGGCGTGATCCTGCTGCCGATTGTCCTGATTTGGTACATTCTTTCCGAGGCGGGCAGCATCATCGAGAACGCCGCCGGATGCGGCGCGAATGTGCCGAATTGGCTGAGACGCGGCATCAAGGAAGCGCAGAAGAAAGTGGACGAGCCTTTTGACGAGTCCGTGACCGACATGGAACATTCGGCGGACGATGGAAGGGATCTGTCACCGAAAGACGAGAAAGAGTAACAAAAAGGCGGCCCGAACAAGGCCGCCTTTTGCAAAATGGAGTGATGAATCATGCCTTACAATGACGCAATTTTGAAAGATGACGACCGTATCCGCGTCCAGGCGCTGGGGGATCAGTGGCGGCAGTACAAAGCGACCGGAGATACCGCCGGCATGGAGCGAGCGCACAATGAAGCCGAGGCGATCCGGGCGCAGTACGGATATTCCGGCGGTGCGGACGGCTCCGGATACAGGCAGGTCGGTACGAACACAATGGCGTACAACGACGACATCATGAACGCCGACGATAAAGCCCGCATTGACGCGCTCGGCCAGCAGTGGCGGCACTATACTGCGCTCGGCAACACCGCAGCGGCACAGCAGGCGCACGATCAGGCGGAAGCCATTCGAGCGCAGTATGGTTACAGCGGCGGAAGCAGCGGGTCTGAATATATTCCCGTCGGTCAGAACACCAGACTGCGTGCCGCAAATTCTCAGACGGAGGCGATTGAGAACGCCTACGCCGCGCAGATCGCGGCGGACCAGGCGGCGCTTGACGCGGCGAACAACCAGAAGCTGCTGGACTTTGATTATGCCGAGCAGCAGATCGCTCCGGTATACAACACGCAGCGGCAGAACACCGCGTCGCAGTATCAGATCGGGCAGCGCAACATGGCGGAGCGGTTCAACGCGCTCGGACTCGGAAACGGCGCGCAGGGTCAAATGTATCTGAGTCAGGACAACGAGTATCAGCGGAACATGAACGCGCTGAACGCCGCCGAGGCGAAAGCCCGCACCGACCTTGAATTTGAACGGCTCAAGGCGCGCACGGCATACCAGGACGCGGTTGCGCAGGCAATCCGCGAGGGCGACGCCGCGAAAGCGAAGGCGTTGTATCAGGAGGCGATCCGCGTGGACGAGAGCCTTGTCAGCAACAGTCAGGCGCAGATGCAGATGGATCTTCAGCGCGAGGCGACGGAGTGGAACAAGCTGGCGGAGCAGGCGGATACCCTTGCCAAATACGGCGATTTCTCCGGCTACAAAGCGCTCGGATATACCGACCAGCAGATCGCGGATATGCGCCGGACGTGGGAGGCGATGAACCCCGACCTGATGGCGCTGATGGGCGGCGGCGTGTATGCTGCCGGCGGTTCCGGCGGATCCGGCGGTTCCGGCTCCGGAAAAGGCGGGAGCGGTAACGGCGGCAACGGAAAAACCGGAAACGGCGGAAACAGCAACACAAACAAGATGGGAAACACGCACGGCCTT